ATGGGTGAACAGGACCAGGCACGGCACGAGCTGCTGCTCCGGCTCGCGCCGCTGCTGCCCGACGACGCGGTCTGGCAGGCACGGCGCTGGCTGGCCGCCGGGCAGTGGGCGCACGCGGCGCGGCTGATCGCCCACACCTTCTACAACGGCTACGAACCGATGCCGCCGGAGGCCCGCGAGGTCCTGCTCGACTGCGCCGACCCGGCGCTGACCGAACTGATCTCCCAGATCCCCGACGACGCTCGCGGCGCGGTGGTGGCGTGGGAGTTCGGCCCCGCGACGGGCGACCTCGCGGTGATCTGCGCGGACGTCGTCGCGAGCTACCTGGCGTCACAGCCGGGCAAGCACACCGCGTGGCAGGCGAGACGGCACCCGGAGGGTGACACCGCGCGCAACGGCCACCTGGTGCACCTGGTGGAGACTCAGGCGGGCGCCGAACCGCACGTGCTGGCCGCCGAACTCGCCGACCTGCTGTGGAACGCGGGCGCGCCCAGCCCCCAGGTGGAGGTGTTCCACCCGGAGAGCGAGCTGGAATTCCACTACCACGCGGCGGCGCTGGTGGAGGGCCGCGAGATCTACGCGGTCGGCGCACGACCCGCCATCGAGCTGGCCCGCTTCGACGAGACGAACCCGAACCGCGAGCCCGAAGGCCCGGACCGCGAAGCCCAGATCGCCTACCTCGACTCCGGCGAACCCCTGACCGACGAGGACGAACTCCTCCCGGACCTCTTCGCCGACGACGAGGAACCGGTGGTCCCGGTGAACCTCCGCACTGACGGAACCTGGATCTGGTCCGACCTCACCACGTACTACCTGGCCCACCACGGCATAGCGCTACCCCCGGAACTCCGCGCCCACATCGCCGAATCAGGCCCGAAGGCCCGAACCCCCACCCGAAGGGAGTGGGTGGCGATGGTGGCCCTGGAGAACCAGCCCACCTGACCCCTCCCCGCAACGGGTGCTGGCGGATTCTGCACGGGGAGGGTGGCCGGTCGGCGCGTCGGGGAGGGGCGCTGTACCGACCGGTCGGCAGCGCCCTGGTCGCGTGGTCGGGAGCATGCTGCGGCGGGGCTCCGGCTCGTGGGCGATTTCGCGCGTAACTGTAGGCGGTGGCGGCGGTGGGGTCGGGTAGACCTGTTTCGGCAGGTCACGGGCAGTGTGGGCACCGTCCACTCTGGCCATACGGTGTGGGTGTGGGTGCGAGAAATACCCACAAGATCAACACCGGTGCTCGACAGCCCGCCGCCGTCCGTCTACGGTCGCCGTTAGTGCCCACGTGTGCGCGTCTGAGTCGAGAGGGACCGGACGAGCATGGGCACGTGCTATCTGATGAAGGGCCGCGAGAACGCGGCCAAGCCTTACCGCGCTGAGTGGTACGACTTCTTCAGCAAGCCCGGCAAGCGCAAGATCGGCGGCACGAAGACGTTCGCCACCCTGCGCGAGGGCAACCGCTGGTGGCAGGACATGGAGCGCGAGAACGCCGCGTACTTCCGCGGCGAGACTCGGGTGCGGTCCTGCAAGTTCGGCGCGTTCGCGACAGCGTGGGCCGATGATCTCGCCTACTCGGAGAACACGAACAAGTCGTACCGCAGCAACGTCCGAGCCCTGATCAAGCACTTCGGAGAAGAGACCCCGGTCGCCGCGATCACTGCGGCGGACGTGCGGGCGATGAAAGCCGACCTCAAGCGGCGGGGCCGGTCCGACGGCACGATCCGGGTCCGGCTGGTGGTGCTGAACAAGCTCATGCAGGCCGCGATCGTCGAGGGGCTGCGCAGCGACGACCCGACTCAGGGTGTGGAGCGCCCCGCCGAGGTACGGCACCGGGCCCGGATCGTCACGCTCGACGAGATCCTGCAGGTCGTCGAGAAGCTCGACGAGCGGCTGCGGGCGCCGGTGCTGCTGGCCTGGTACACCGGTCTGCGGATCGGTGAAGTCTGCGGGCTGCACATCGAGAATCTGAATCTCGACCGCGCCCGGCTGCAAATTGTGCAAATCATGTTCCAAGACGGAACCGAGCGGGTCGGCGCGAAGAATGGGCGCGATGACCAATGGGTCGGGCTCGCGGCGCAAATTGTCGAGGTGCTGCGCGAGCATCTGCGTAAATTCCCGCCGCTTCCGAGTGGGCACATTTTCAGCTATGTCGGTCGTGACGGCTCGCTCAAACCGTTGGGGCAAGCCTATTTGCGGCGGCATTTCCGCAAAGCCTGCGAGGCTGCCGGACTGTCCGGGCGAATGCCGAAGTTCCACGAATTGCGGCATTCCTGCGCGACGTACCTCGCGGAAAACGAGGCGTCCGCGTACGCAATCAAGGCGCTGTTGCGGCACAGCCGATTGGACACGTCGCAGCGGTATATCGATGAGCTTGAGGTCGATCAGCTGCTCGAAACTCTCGACCGGGTGCACGGCGCCCAGTCGGGCGAACCGGCTGAGCCGGCCGAGTTGGCCGAATCGGCCGAGCTGGTTGCCGCTTAGGTGACCCTGATCAGGCACAAGGGCCGCGAATGGTACTCCCGTGCAGGACTGGTTGCACTAGTCCGTACGGGGGTACTCGCGTTGTGGCCGGTGAGATCATGAACCACAAGATCCATCACCCGATTAGCGCAATTTTGCGTGTAGCCCTGCCGTAGCCCTCACGCTGCCTTGTCGCTGCCCGGCCAACATTCGCGGATGTCCTTGAACTCGGACCGATCAGCAGTAAGGCTGTAGCTACGAACCGAACACACTAGCGAAAGCGAGCGGCGCGCAGGCGCAACAATGTGGGGAGTCTGTAGCCGCGCACACGTAGGGCATACGTTCCGCTTTCGCAGCCCCAACGCATTCCGGTGGCGGTAATGCATGTCTTGATCAAGGGGGAAAGGCACGATGGTGGCGAGCGAGAAGGAGATCGCCGACATTCTGTCGGAGCGGGTCACCTACGAGCAGGCTGCGGAGATCATGTGCATTAGTTTGCGTGAACTCCGGCGCGAGATTAGCGCGGGCCGACTGGTTGTGATCCAGCCGCCACGAGGATGGACAAAGGGGCGAATCGAGATCGGCGCGATTCGCGCTTGGTTGGAAGATCGAAACCGCGAAGCGACGTTGCTCGCCTCGCGCAGGCGTCGGCAGGCCGCGCAGAAGCAAGGGTGCAAGCCGGGCGGCCGAACCGCTGAACGTTCCGCCGAATGCATCGGCCAGCGCTGATCAATTCGGCCTATTCGGACAAAGCTGAACGGCGCTCATAACATCGTTTCGTCTCGGGTCCGAGACACGTGCGTGTGCTTCCCCCTCACGCCCTGCGAGAAATCCATTCCCAGGAAGCGAGCACAGCATGAACACTGAGAATTCTTCGCGTTCTGAGACCACGCCCCACACCAGTGATCGCGCCGCCGCGAGTACCGCCCTGTTCCTGCGGGCGACCGAGGCCATCGAACGCCGCGAGCGCCTGCTCGCCGCCGTGCTGATCACCACCTACAGCATCGAGACCGGCGACCATGAGCGCGCTCTGCTCGACCTCGCCGCCGCCGGGGCGACCAGCATCGCCGCCGTCATCACCGAGCACACCGACCGGACCTGTGTGTGCGGTCGCCCGGACTGCGAGGGGCTGTGGGTGCTGGACTCGCTGCACGGCGACGTCGACCAGGCCCCGCCCGTGTTCGTCATCGCGATGCGCGCCGTCGTGGCCGCCCTGAACAACGAGCCCGACCGGCTCGGCGATCTGCTCGTCGCGTACGCCCACGAGCACGGCCTCGGCGGACTCTCGCAGCTCGTGCCGGTCCTCGTGCGGATGCACTGCGACGTGCGCGCCGAGGTTCGCTCATGACCGGCCACGCTGCCGAGGCGAGCACCGCCGTCGACGAGCTCGCCGAGTGGGTCAAGGTGTACCGCTACGCCAAGGACAACGCCGCGAAGTGGACCGAGACCGCCGAGGCCGTGCGCGAGAAACTCGTCGAGCACCTCAGCGGCGCCGGGGCGCAGGTCGGCACGATCGGCGGCGAACCCGCGATCAAGTACACGCCGGTGGTCTCCCGCAGGCTCAACACCAAGGCGTTCCGCCACGATCACCCCGAGATCGCCGAGCGGTACACCAGCGAGCACACGAGCTACCGGTTCACGCTGGTCGGTGAGTGACGATGCAGCTCGCCACCTTCAGCACCGCCACGGCCCGCGGCGAGCACCCGGCCGCCGACACCCTGCGGCAGGTGATCCGCGGTCACGACCAGCTCGCGCCGCGCAGCCTGCAGTCGTCGCTCGGCCCGTCCGAGATCGGTGAGCCGTGCCCGCGGCGCCTGGCGTACCGGCTCATGGGCGAGCAGCGGGTGAACACCGGCTCGGACCCGTGGCCAGCCATCGTCGGAACCGCGGTGCACGCCTGGCTCGCCGAGGCGTTCCTCGCCGCCAACACCTGGCTAGGCCGAATCCGCTACCTCGTCGAAACGCGGGTCACGATCCGCGAGGGCCTGTCGGGCTCGTGCGACCTCTACGACGTCGACACCGCCCGAGTCATCGATCACAAGGTCGTCGGCGAGACCGCGATGCGCGAGTACAAGCGCAACGGGCCCCCGCAGCAGTACCGGGCGCAGGCACACCTCTACGGCGTCGGCCTTGCCCGGCTCGGCCTGCCGGTGAGCGAGGTCTGCCTCGCGTTCTACCCGCGCGGCGGCATGTTGGCCGGGCTGCACGTGTGGGCCGAGCCGTTCGACCCAGCGATCGCCGCCGAGGCCCTCGCTCGGCACGACCGGGTGCTCGAAGCGGCGTGCGCCCTCGACGTCGACCGCCACCCCGACCACTACGGCCACATTCCGGCCGCGACCGGGCACCGGTGCACCTGGTGCCCGTGGTTCGCCCCCGGCACGCCGGTCGGCGCGACCTGCCCCGGACACATGGCCCGCTAGACCCCTCGCCCCCGACCGGGGCGGGCTCAGGGATCACCAACCAGGAGAACAGGAACATCATGGAACTGACCGGATTCGCCCCGCGCGAGAACTCCACCGGCGACCGTCTGCCCGCTAAGGAAGCCGTCGACAAGCCGCTGATCGTCCAGGTGCGCGAGCACCGCACCGGCGTGAAGACGAAGTTCAACAGCAACCCGAATGAGAAGGGCTACAAGCCCGACGGCGGCGAGGCGGTCGTGCTCGACGTCGCCGACCTCACGACGAACTCGGTTTTCGTCGACGTGCTGTGGATGAATGGCGCCGTCGTCGACAACCTCAAGGCGTACGTCGGGCAGGCCATCCCGATCAAGTTGGTGTGGACAGGCTCGGCCTCGGGCGGGAACTCCTACATCACGGTTGAAGCCCTGGGCGGCGCCGAGCTGGACAAGGCCGCCGCGTGGGCGCAGGCCAACCCGGACCGGTTCGACACCGAGCGGGCGCAGCGCGCCGCCGCGGGGGCCGACCAGCCGCAGCCCGCAGTACCGGCGACACCGCCCGCCACCGTGGCGCAGCAGCAGCCGCAGGCCGCGCCGGTTCCACCGCAGCCGGCCATGCCGCAGCAGGCGATCAACCCGAACGACCCGGCGGTGCAGGCGTTGCTGCAGCAGATCAGCGGAGGACAGACCCCGCCCGCGGCGTGAGCCGAGGTGACCGGGCACGCCTCGACGAGGGGACGGGGCGTGCCCGGCAGCAACGGCTCAACCACAAGGGACGGTGACCATGAGTCTCTCGGTGATCTCCTACGGCGGCGGGGTGCAGTCCACAGCCATGCTCGTGCTCGCCGCCACCGGACGCCTGCGCATCGACGCGGCGCTGTTCGCCAACACCGGCGACGACAGCGAGCACCCCGGCACGCTGGCCTACGTCCGCGAGATCGCGGTGCCGTGGGCCGCCGAGCGCGGTGTTCCCGTGTACCGGCTCGACCGGGTCAAGCGCAACGGCGCCCCCGAGACGTTGTGGCAGCGCCTCATGCGCCCCGGATCGCGCAGCTTGCCGATTCCGGTCCGCATGTCCAACGGGGCACCCGGCACCCGTTCCTGCACCGCGGATTTCAAGATCAAGGTCGTCGGCCGGTGGCTACGGGAACACGGCGCCACCCCCGAGAACCCCGCGACGGTGAACATCGGCATTTCCGTCGACGAGATCGAGCGCGCCAACAAGCGCCACGCCGAGGCGCACGAGCGGATCGAGTATCCGCTGCTCGACCTCGGGATGCACCGCACCGACTGCGCCCGCCTGATCACCACACAACCGCTCCCGCCGGTGCTAGCCCGGCGGCTGCGGCAGACCGTCGACCAACAGCACCCCTCGGTCGCCGCGCAACTGCGCCGCTCGAACTTCACCTGCCTCCCGGTGCCGATCAAATCGGCGTGCTTCTTCTGCCCGCTGCACCGGGTGAACACGTGGGAGCTGCAGCGCGCCGACGAGCCCGAGCTGTTCGACCGCGCGACCCACCTTGAGGACACGCTGAACCGGCGCCGGGCAGCCCTCGGCAAAGACCCGGTGTACCTGACGCGCTACGGCAAACCGCTCCGGCACGTCGTCGACGAGGGCGTGCAACTGCTGCCCCTGGTCGATGACGGCGCGGGCGGCTGCGACTCGGGATGGTGCGGCACCTGACCGCACCCCTCGACACCGCCGCCCCGTTCACGCCGTTCGCGAAAGGCCCGCTTGCGATGCCGTTGCCCACCACCTACGCCGCCGCCGTGCTCGGTGACCGCCCCGGATACCTGGCCTTGGCGTTCGGCTACCGCGGCTACGTCAACGAACGCGGCACCTACACCCACGAGGAATGGGCCGAGACCCGGTTCGCCTGGCCCGCCGAGGCCGACCAGCTGCACGCCGAGCTCACCCACCTCGACGCCAGCGGCGAACGGGTCGACATCTACGTGTGCCCCGCGGTGCGGTACACCGACCGGCGCCGCCGCGGTGACGCGCTACCCCCGGCGGTGTGCTGGGCCGACCTCGACGGCGACCCCGCCGACCCCGAGCTGCTCGCCGCCCTGCAGCCCTACACCGTCCACAGCGGCCAACCCGGACACCAGCACATCTACGTGCCCCTGTCCGAACCCGTCGACCTCGGGCTGCACACCCGGCTGAACAAGACCCTCGCCGACCGGCTCGGCGGCGACGCGAAGTGGTCCGACGAGTCCCTGCTGCGGATGCCCGGAACCCGCAACCACAAGACCACTCCGCCGAGCCTGGTCACCGACGCCGGCCACTGGTCCGGGCGGGTGTGGGAACCCGCCGAGCTCGCCGAGCTGCTCGGCATTCCCCTCGACGCCCCCGCCGCCGGGGCCGGGGCACCGGTGCGGCCGGTGCTGCTGGAAGCCGCGCCCGACCCGCTACCGCGGCGTGTGCAGGCTGCCCTCGACCACCCCGACACGCTCGACCGGTCCAAGGCGCACGCCCGCCTCGTCGCCGCCTGCTACGACTCCGGGCTCAGCCACGGGCAAACCCTCTCGATCGCCGCGAACTACCCGCCCAGCCGCGAGAAGTACGGCGACCGGCTCGCCGACGAGGTCGCTCGCTGGTGGTCCAAGGTCGACGCCGACCGAGGCCAGCAACCCGCCCCGATCACCCCGCTCGCCGTCGACGGCTCGGCCGCGCTCGCCCCGGCCCCCGTGGTCTCGCCCGAGACGTTTTTCGACCGGCACACCGGTGTGCGGATCGTGGCGCTCGCCGAAGCCGTCGAGACCTACGGGCCGGTCGCCACCGACGAGGCGGGCAAGCTCTACCGCTACACCGGCGGCGCGTGGCGCGGCGACGGCGAACGCATCGTGACCGCCCGCGTGGTCGAACTCGTCGGTGATCGCTACCGGCGATCCCACACGAGCAACGTGCTCGACGTGCTGCGCTCACGCGAACCGAAGTTCACCGACGCCGGACTCGACACCCGATTTCTCAACGTGCCGAATGGGTTGTTGGACTGGCGCACCGGGCGCCTGCATCCCCACGACCCCGAGGTGCCCAACCTCGCCCGCATCCCCGTCGAATGGCACCCCGAGGCCACCTGCCCGGCCATCGACGCATGGCTGCGCGAGGTGTTCCCGGCCGAAGCGGTGCCGTTCGTGCACGAGGTCATCGGCTACGCGCTGTTCAACGGAAACCCGCTGCACCTGGCGATCCTGCTCTACGGGCGCGGACGCAACGGCAAGGGCACGTTCCTCCGGCTGCTGGGCGACCTCATCGGCGCGGCCAACCTGTCAGCCGTCACCCCGCAAGCACTCGACGAGGACCGGTTTCGGGCCGCCGAGTTGCACGGCAAGCTCGCGAACCTCGTCGGCGACGTCGACCCCAAGGTGTTCAAGGCGACCGAGACGTTCAAGCAGATCACCGGCGGCGACGCGATCACCGCCGAACGCAAGTACGGCCAGCCGTTCACCTTCACCTGCCGGGCGCTCATGGTCGCCGCGTTCAACGCGCTCCCTCGCACCGCCGACACCTCGGAAGGGTTCTTTTCCCGGTGGCTCGTGCTGCCCTTCACCGCGCACTTTCCACGGGGCACCGCCGACAGCTCGATCGAGGCCCGGCTACACGCACCCGCCGAGCTGCAGGGCTTGCTCGCTCACGCGGTGGCCGGGCTGCAGCGAGTCATGCGGCGCGGCTCGTTCGACCCGCCCGCCACGGTCGAGGCCGCGACCCGCGAGTTCCGGGAAGTCGCCGACCCGGTGCGGGCGTTCCTCGCCGACTCCACAACCGCCGACCGCCACACCTGGTTGCCGCGGCAAAGCCTCTACAGCGAATGGCAGCGGTGGGCCGAGCAGCACGGCCACCACACCGGCAGCGCCGCAGCGTTCTACGAGCGCGTCGAGGCCGCCGCCGTCGAGGTCTACGGGCACCCACTGCAGCCCGCCAAACGCCGCGGGATGCGCGGGTTCACCGGCGCCCGCCTGACGAGGTGGGACGAGTGAAGGGGGCACGGGGGCAGGTGGGGGCAAGTTCCTCTTCCCCCGATCGCGCGCACAGGAAAAAGGGTGGAAAACCTGCCCCCTCTGCCCCCTCCTGCCCCCCGCACACCCGAAACCGCTGCGTGACCAGGGAGAACCGACCATGACCGACACCCGCTCGTTCATCACCACCCGGCCCCGGTGCGCACCCTGCCCGCGGTGTGGCCGGCTGCAGCTGACCGGGCACGCCGAGGGCCTGCCCTACCGCGTCGACCCGGTACCGGTGACCCCGCGCGCCGAGTTGGCCGCCCGGCTATCCGGGCGGTCGAGCTTCGCGTTCATCGCCGAGGGGCTCGCTGTGCGCACCGCGGGCCGCATCGACGGCGATGCGCGGCGGCCCCGCCCGCCGGTGCTGGTGGCGCACCACTGCGACACCCCACCTGCCCCGGAAGGTGTGGACGCTGCCCACGCCCCGGTGATCGCGCGGCTCGTCGAGCGCGCCCGCCGCCGCGAGGCCGATGACCTTCCGGCGCCGCTGGGCGAACCGGAGTCGACGGCGCTGTTCACCCTCGCCGAGGCGTTCGGCGGCACCGTCATCGGGTTCGACCCGTACACCGTCGACCCGGCCCCGTTCTAGCCCTGCACGTCGCGACGAAAGGAGACGCTCATGGTTGTCGTCCGGGTGTCCGCTCGGGCCGCGCGATGGCTCGCTCGGGAAACCGACGAGTACGCGCACGAGGAACTCGGCTACGCCGCCCCCGAGGCCCACCCGCCCTATGCCGCGGACCTCGTCGAGCTGCAACAGAAGTTCGCCCCGCATCGCAACACCGAGACCGACGTCGAGATCACCCTCAGCCCCGGCGCGGCCGGATCGCTGGGCGCCCACTACGACACCCTCGCCGACCACCGCGGCGACCTCGGGCTGCTCCGGTTCGCCTCGGCGCTGCTGCGGGCGGCGCTGCACGGCGGCGAGGTGCGGCTGCCCGATGAAGCGGCCCCGGCGCAGTGACCCGGCCGCGCACAGCACCGCGACCGCGAGAATCCCGAACCCGACGCAGGAAGGTGCACGAGGTGACCACCACCGCAGCAGCGCGAGGCCGGTCGAACCGGCGCAAGGGAATCGAGACCGAGCGCCGGGTCGCGCGCTACCTCAACGAGCACGGGTGGCCCAAGGCCGACCGCTACGTCAACAACGGCTATCGCACCGCCACCCGCACCGCCGCCGACCCGCTCGACATTCGTGAAACGCCCGGACTGGTGTGGTCGGTGAAGTACGACGCTTCGCACCGCATCGCGGCATGGTTCGCCGAAGTCGAGGACAAAGCCGCCGCGGTCGGGGCCGACCTCGGGGTGCTCGTCGAGCGCCGCCCCGGTTACGCCAACCCCGGCCGTTGGTGGGCCTACATCACCGTCGCCGACCTGCACGGCCTGTTCGCTGCCGCGCACGGCGGTACCGCCCAGCTCTACACCAGCGACGCTGCTCGCGCGCTGGTGTGTCTCGAACTCGGCGCCCTGGTGCTCTTGCTCCGCGCCGCCGGATACGGAACGACCCCAGCACAGGAGAACAGCCCGCGATGACCGCGCACCGCGTCGCCGACGCCCGCACCACCCGAGCCCTGCACGACGACATTCGCGACGCCGCCGCCGAGCTCGCCGACCCGGCGCGGCGGCTGCTACTGCGCGACGACGGCTCGACCACGGCGCACCGCGCCGCGCCGCTGCTCGACCAGCTCGCCGCCGCCCGGCAGCACGGCGCCACCCGCAGCGGCACCCGCCGCGGGCCCGCTACCGCGCCGGTCGCGCTGGAAGTCGTCGACCTGCTCGCCCGCATCGAGGTCGAATCGTCGGCGTGGTGCCGCTACCTCACCGAGCAGGTACCACCGGCCGACCTGCGGCAGCGGGTGCACACGATCGCCCGCGCCGCCGGTGCGCTGACCGAGCTCGACGACCTGGTGCCGATTCACCGGTTCCTCTCCGATTGGGTCCGCTCGATTCTCGCGGTGCTCGACCCGCCCCGACGGCTGCACTTGGCCGCGGCCTGCCCGGTGTGCGAAGTCCGCACCGTGTACCGCACCGATCCGACGACCGGCGAGGCGGTGCTGCAGCCCGCGTTGTGGGTCGATGGCACGACGGGCTGCACCTGCCTGTCCTGTGGCCACCAGTGGCCGACCACGCACCTCGAACACCTCGCCGCGGTGCTGGGCTGCGAACCCCTCGATGCGTCAGCCACACACCAGAGTGGACACTGACCGGCCGACTTTCCCCGTGGTCGTCGACATTCGGCCGTGGTCGTGGTGAGAATGGCGGTGCTCAGGTGACGTGTGCTCAAAGCACGGTTTATCCCGATGCCTCACCGGGTGTTCTCGGTACGAGATCCCTTTCACGCGCGTTCGCTGATCACGGGCCTGGTCTCCTGCTCATAGCAGTGTGATCAAACCAGTGAAGTGCAGACTTGTTAGGACTACCCCGAGGCACAAACAGGCCCCTACGGCTGCCGCGAGGGCTCCGACCCAGTCGACTTCCATCATTGAGAAGAAGATGTAGATCAGGCTGAGGAGCACTCCCAGTGCTCCCGCAAGCACAGGCACCACGAACGTGAGGAAGATAGGCGCGCTCATCGGCTGGAAGTCAGCTGCAGCAGCGACGACCCAGGCGAGAAGTTCCAAGAACGCAGCGAAAACGGACACCGCAATCATGCCGACCGACGACTCACGTATGTCGGTGTCGATGGGCGTGCGCATGTCCGCCCGCATCTCGGCGAGGACACCCGCGGGCAACTGGGCGACCGTGGCGCGCAGCTCGTCGAGGTTCATGTCAGCAAGCTCGGGAACCACGGACTGAAACGCTACGAGATCGGCGTCAGACAGCCACGACACGTCGCTGCTCGTGCCAGTCGCGTGCGCGAGCGTCGGCGCTGTCGACACAGGTGGTGGCGTTGAACTTCGCTTCGGGGCTATCCCCTTCTTACGCTTCTGAAGTAGTTGTAGAACCGCGGCGATCGCCCCCACGACGCCCGCGATCGTTCCGATGAGCGCGATGAACCAACTACTCGGATCGTTCCCCATAACCGTGATCATCTCGGGCCCGGAAGAGGGGAGCAAGGCACCTACGCCTGAGCACGCATGCCCACGAAACCCGCCTCGCGGTGCCCGTCCTGCCGAACCCGCTTCACCGACCGCACCGGCCGCCCCTGCCCGGACTGCAGACGCAGCCAAGACCGCGGCATCAAACGCCGGTCCGAGTGGCGGTGGGTCTACCGCGACCCCCGGTGGGCCGCGCTCCGCGACCAGGTGCTCAGCGAAGAACCCTTGTGCGCCTGCGGCTGCGGCGGCATCTCGACCGTGGTCGACCACATCCGCGACCACCACGGCGACCCCGAGCTCGCGTTCGACCGCGCCAACGTCCGCGGCATGACCAAGCCCTGCCACGACGCCAAGACCGCCACCGACCACCGCGCCGCCACCGGCACCCTCACCCCGGTCACCGTCATCGCGGGCCCACCCTGCGCAGGCAAGACCACCTATGCCCGCACCCACGCCCGGCCCGGCGAGCTCGTCGTCGACTTTGATCTGCTCGCCGCCGCGCTGGGCTCACCCGACTCGCACGACCACCCCGAGGCGCTCAAGCCGTTCGCCGTCGAGGCCCGCGAGGCAGTGCTCGCCCGGCTACGCAGGCCGAGCCACCTCGGCCGCGCCTGGATCACCACCACCAGCCACAACCCCGAGACGCTCGTCGCCGGGGCCGAGGTGATCCGCCTCGACGTCACCGCCGACACCGCGCACGCCCGAGCCCGAGCAGCAGATCGCCCCGCGGCATGGCACGGGCTCATCGATGAGTGGTTCGCGGTGCAGCGCGCACGCGATCACGACTCGTGACCGGGTGGGGGGTGTGGATCTTCCGCGACGTGGGGGTTCTGGACCGGGCGGGGGGTGCTCCGCACGGAAACGCCGGTTTCGGGGTGCTTTACGTCGTCACGTTCCGCTCTGGCCGGCGCGAGCAAAGAGTGATCGAGAGGGGTGTGTGCGATGGGGTTGCGTGGTCCGCTGCCCGCCGCCGACAACGTGCGGCACCTGCGCGGCACCCCGCCGCGGGCCGGGGCCGGTCGGCCGGTGAAGGCCGCGCCACAGGCCCCGAACCCGCCGAGCTGGCTTGACCGGGAGGCCCGCGCCGAGTGGCGGCGCGTCGTGCCCGAGCTCGGAAAGCTGGGCATCCTCGCCCGTCTCGACCGGGCGGTGCTGGCCGCGTATTGCGACGCCTGGTCGCGGTGGGTGCAGGCCCGCACCCTCATCGACGAGAACGGGCTCGTCGTGCACAACCCCGAGCGCGGGTGGGTGAAAAACCCCGCATGGCAGGTCTATCGCGACGCCTGTTCGACGCTGCAGGCGTTGGCGAAGGAACTCGGCACCACGCCGAACACCCGGCTGCGGATGACGCTGCCCGAGCGAGACGCAGACGATGACGGCGCGGCGCTGCTGGACTGAGCAGCAGTGGGCCGACCAGCTCGACGAGTGGGCCGAGGCTGGGCTGATCGAACGTACCGGGTGGACCGGCGCCCCGTTCCTCACCACACCGGAACCGACACCCGAACCGGGTGCGCCGGGGTTCGTCGAGGGCGCGTGGTTCGACCCGAGCGCGGTCGAGAGGTTCCTGCGGTTCTGCCTGCTGCTGCGGCACACCCTCGGCAAGTGGGCGGGCGCGTCGGTGCGGCTGTTCGACTGGCAGGTGCGCTACCAGGTCGGGCCCGCGCTGGGCTGGAAACACCCGGACGGGACGCGGATCATCCGCACCGTCATCGTGCTCATTCCCCGCAAGAACGGGAAAAGCACCCTCGCCTCGGTGCTGTCGCTGTACCTGTGGTGCGCCGACCGGGAAGCGGGCGCCGAGGTGTATGCCGCGGCCGGTGACCGGCAGCAGGCCCGCCGGGTCTACGACGCGGCCAAGGCGATGGCCGAGACGTCGTCGGCGATCCGCAAGCGCGCGGCGGGCGGTATCAAGCGGTCGGTGATGGAGTACCCGCCGACCTCGGCGATCTTCCGGGCGCTGTCCAGCGACGGCGGCAGGCAGCACGGGCTCAACGTGTCCGGCGCCGTGATCGACGAGCTACACGTGCACAAGCACCGCGGGCTCGTCGACGCCTTGGAAACTGGCACGGGCTCGCGGGTGCAGCCGTTGGTGTGGATCATTTCGACCGCCGACGACGGCACCACGAACACGATCTTCGCGGAGAAGTACGAGTACCTGCAGGCGTTGCACGGCGGGCACGTCGACGACCCGAGCACATTCGGCGTGGTGTTCGCCGCCGACCCGGCCGCCGACCCGTTCGACGAGGCGACGTGGGAAGCGGCGAACCCCGGTCTCGGCCTCACCGTCTCGCGTGACTACCTGCGGCGGCAGGCGAACCGGGCGCGGGTGACGCCCGGCTACCTGAACGAATTCCTGCGGCTGCACCTGAACGTGCGGACCAAGACCGGCGCCCGCTGGCTCGACCTGTCGGCGTGGGACGCGGGCGCCGGGTTGGTGGACCTCGACGCGCTCGACGGACGGCCGTGCTTCGCCGGGCTCGACCTGTCGGCTACGACCGACCTCACCTCGCTCAGCTTGTGGTTTCCACCGCCGGACGGTGACCCGGACGGCGAGCACGTGTGGGTGCCGTTCTTCTGGCTTCCCGAGGACAACGTCGCCGCCATCGCGCGGCGGACCCGCGTGCCGTTCGACCGGTGGGCCGAGCAGCCGGGGCCGCTCGGGCGGCTGCTGCGCACCACCGAGGGCAACGTCGTCGACTACCGGGCGGTGCGCAACCTCATCACGCAGATCAACCGCCGGTGGCCGATCACCGCGCTCGGCTACGACCCGTGGAACGCCACCGAGACGATCAACGAGCTCGCCGACGACGGCCTCGTGCTCGAACCGGTGCGGCAGGGCTACGCCTCGCTGTCCCCACCGAGCAAGGCGCTCGAACGACTCGTGCTCGCCGGTCGCGTCCGCCACGGCGGGAACCCGATCCTGCGGTACTGCATCGACTGCACCGAGGTCCGCAGCGACGAAAACGGCAACGTGCGCCCCGTCAAACCGGACACCCGCACCTCGGCGAAACGCATCGACGGCACGATCTCGGGGCTCAACGCCCTCGCCATGCACCTACTGCGGTCCGGGCCGGAAACCAAACCCGAGCCCCGAATTCGCGTCATCGGAGGGTGATCACGTTGACCACAGCGACACCGGAAGCGGGCCGCATTGCCCGGCTGTGGGCCGTGTTCACCACGTGGGCCGCCGCCTTGCTGCCTTCCCGGCGGCGGGAAGCCGCGCAGGCGCGGCCGGCACCCGGCTCAGCCTCGCGGACGGCGCTGGTTGAGGCGGTGCAGATCGGCGCGGAGGTCACCGGGCTCGCCGCGTTCGTCGTCGCCGGGTTCCTCGCCTCGGCGATCGCCGGGTTCGTCGTGCTCGGCCTGGTGCTGCTCGTCGTCGGCAACGTCCGGTGGAGGTGAGACGCGAATGCCGTTCCTGCGCAACGCACTCAACCGCCGCGGCGCCGAGCACCGCAGCAGCAACCGCCGCGCCATGCCGCCCCTGCGCGGCAACGGCAGCAGCGCGGGCGTGTCGGTCACGCCCGAGAAAGCGCTGCAGATCGGCGCGGTCTACTCCTGCGTGCGGCTGTTGTCCGAGACCGGATCGATGCTGCCGGTCGGCGTGTACCGCGCGCAGTCCGGCGGCCGGGTCCGCGTCGACGATCACCCGCTCGTGCCGCTGATCACCGACGCCCCGAACCCGAACCTCGACTCGGCTGAGTTCTTTCGGCAGCTGCTCGCCTGGCAGCTGTTGCGCGGCAACGCCTACGCCTACGTTCAGCGCAACCGCGGCGGCGATCCGGTCGGGCTGTGGCCGATCGCACCGACCAGCGTCGAGCCGCGCCGCACCGACTCGGGTCGGCTGGTCTACGCGGTCACGCTGGCCGATGACGAGTTCGCGCCAATCACCGAACGCCGGGGCCTGGTCGGCGCCGAGAACATGCTGCACTACCGAGCGCTCGGCCTAGGACTTGAGGGCCTGTCGCCAATCGGGCTCGCGCGGCAGTCGGTCGGTACCGCGTGGGCCGCCGCCTCGTACATCGGCGGGTTCTTCGAGCGCGACGCCTCGCCCGGCGGGGTCGTCAGTGTGCCCGACGAGCTCAGTGATCAAGCTTACGAACGGCTTGAGCAGCAGTGGCGCGACTTGCACGAGGGGTTCGACCGGTCGCATCGGCTCGCGATCCTGGAAGCCGGGGCCCGGTGGGAGAAAGTCAGCTTGTCACCGGCCGATGCGGCGTTCATCGACACCCACAAACTCACCCGCGCCGACATTGCCGGGATCTACGGGGTTCCGCCGCACATGATCGGCGACGTCGAGAAGTCGACGAGTTGGGGCTCGGGCATTGAGCAGCAGTCGCTCGGCTACGTCGTCTACGCGCTGCAGCCGTGGCTCGTCCGGCTGGAAAAGGTCACCGCCCGTCTGCGCGGGATCGGCGCCGCCGACATCTACCTGCGGTTCAACACCGACGAACTCGTGCGCGGCGACATTGCCAGCCGCTACAACGCCTACGCCCAAGGCCGCCAATGGGGATGGTTGAGCGCGAACGACGTCAGGAAGGCCGAAGACGAGGACCCGATCGCCGACGGCGACACCTACCTCTCGCCGGTCAACATGGTTCCCGCAGGAGAGACGGCCCCCGCGGTGCAGCGCGCCGCGCTCGCCGCCCCGCGGTTCGAGCGGCGGGCCGCGCTCGCCCCGGCCGACGAGGCACCCGGCGACGTCACCCGCCACCGCGAGGCCCTCGCCGACCTGTTCACCGAACTCCGCGACCAGGTGCTCGCCGTGCACGGCGCACCTCGGACCCGCGACGCCACCGACGTGCACGCCGAGCTCGGCGACCCCTCGTGGGTCGAACGGCTCGCCGCGCTGCTGCTCGACCTCGCGCTGCCCCTGGCCGCCTCGGTCGGCAACGACGTCGCGCACGCCCTCGGCGGGGCGTTCCGTGTGGAGTGGGCGCGGGCGTACCTGGAAACCAACGCCGACCACGCCGCCGACACGATCCTCACCACCATCACCAAGGACGTCCGCGAGGCACTCGCCGACGACGACACCGGCCGCGAGGCGCTCGTCGAGCTGTTCGCCCGGCTGATCGAAACCCGCTCGGGCGAGCTCGCCCGCGGTCGGGTCAACGAGGTCACCAACTTCGCCCGTCACGAGGCAGCCCGCCAAGCCGGGGCGAAGTCGAAGACGTGGCGCAGCACCGGAACCGAGACCCGGCCAAGTCATGCCGCCGCCGACGGGCAGACCGTCGCGATCGATGAGCAGTTCACCGTCGGCGGGCGGCGGGGCCGCTGGCCACGCGATCACCGGCTCGGCGTCGACGAGGTCGCCGGATGCGACTGCACGGTGACGTTCACATGAGCCCGCGCGAACTCGCGGTGCGGGTGCGGCTGGGCGACTCCGAGCGCGAGCACGAGCTCGGCGTGCTGGTCATCGACACCGAACGCGACACCGTGCACGGCGGAGTCGCCGCCACCGTCGCCCTGCTGCGCGCCGTGGCCGCCGAACTCGACCAGCAGCGCGACACGGAAGGGAAACCATGACAACCACGGTCCTCACCGGCCGGGAGCTGCGCGCCTTCCCGCTGTCTGGTGTGCAGGTACAGCGGGCCAGCGACGACGGCCGGCTGTCCTTCCACGGGCAGGCGATCGTCTACGACCAGCTCTCGGGCGACATGGGCGGGTGGCGCGAGCGGATCATGCCCGGCGCCGCCTCGCGCACCCTCGAAACTTCGCCCGACGTCCGCTTTCTGGTCAACCACAACCCCGATCTACTGCTCGCCCGCACCGCGAGCGGCACGCTCACCCTCACCGAGCACGAGGGCGGGGTCGCGGTCGCCGCCGACATGGCGAACGTGTCCTATGCCCGCGACGTCGCCGAGCTGCTCGACCGCGGCGACCTCAACCAAATGAGTTTCGGGTTCTGGATCACCGCGCATGGCTGGGCCGGTGACGTGCACGAGGTGTACGGCATCGATCTCGACGGCGGTGACGTGTCGGTCGTGACCTACCCAGCGTTCCCGCAGACGTCCGCCGAGCTGCGGTCGCAAGCAACCGAACACCTCACCCACCCCGGCGGCGACGAGGTGCCGCTCGGCCTGCACCAGCACAAGCTAAGGGAGCTCGGCCTGCTCGCGCAGCTTTGAACGAAGTTTGTCCGACCGCCTTCCTATGATCCGCCGTGGCTGGGAACCGCCCGACGAATGCAAGGAGCCTCATGCGTGGTCGCAATATTCGACGCCCAATGGAGTTCAACGGGCATCGTTTCGAAGAGTCGGTACTAACGTGCCTCTCGGGCGGTCCCACCGAGCACTGGTCGATCGATGTTCCGACTGTGCTGTGGATGTTGGAACGCATCGCCGAGGGAGATGTCGACGCGAACACTGTGCGGAACAAGCTTCGCCAGGCGACGTTGTGGGACAGCGGGTGCTGCGGTGAATGTGACCGTGCATCGGAGCACTACGACGACGCACGTGCACGGCACGAAGAGGCTGTTCAACAGTGGAATAGTCAGCAAGCGCAGTTCGATCCGGCGGGATACCCGTACATCCTCACCAACGGGAAGATCCATGTACGGGAGTGCCATCATCCAGGGCGACCGACCCCGCCACGGTTTCCCGAGAGCTTGCACGAGTTCGCCATGCTCTTTGACCACTGCGGAGGGAACATGGGCCGTGTCTTCGAAGAGCTCATACACGAAGCTTCGGGCGGTGCGCAGTGGCTCAGTGTCCACGAAGTCCAGACCCGAATTGCTCGCTATGGAGTTCAGGCAGTTAAGGCGAAGTTGTGCCGGTCATGTAAGCCGTCCCTCCCCGATCTGGCCCCGGAAGCGACCATGCTGCAGCCAGCATGCTGGTCCTGGCCCGCCGACCCGGTGACGCTCGATCAACTTCGAGCCGAGGCGGCACTCACCCCAACATCGGACTCGCACGTTCTACCGGAGCAGCGTGCCTCCTACGCGACGTTGGAGCGGTGGCACAACGATCGGTGCGCCGTATGCGGCGAAGTGCCGAAACGGGGTCGCCTCGTTCGGGATCACGACCACGCGAGCGGAACAATTCGCGGCTTGCTTTGCAACTCGTGCAATATCACCGAAGCTCGCTCTCCTTCTGTGCTGTTTGCCAATTACCGGAAACAACCCCCTTCCTCGATCTTGAAAATTGAGGTGCTGTATCTACCCGCTGGCTTCCAGCCCGGCGCGGGCCACCTACCGGCGGTCGCAAAGGACACAATTTCGCAACACGCCAACTAGAACCTACTTGACTACAAAACGCAACAATGCAGTTGCGCAGGCGCCTGCAACTGTCACGAAGAGCGGAGCTGCCAGAAATCTGGCGGTTAGGCGCCACCATGCTCCACTAGTCCTACCTGGCAGCGGTGGAACGTCGCTTCTGACATGCAGCCGGAAAGGCGTACCGTAGGGCTCACGAATGGCGTTTTTGAGTTGTTGCGTGGCAGCTTCTAGCGACTCTGCTGACCGGCGGCAATTCCAAGGCTGATCCGCAGCCCAGCGGACTATGCGTGCACAATCGGAATCTTCCGGCAAGACTCTACGTCGGCTACGGCCGCGAATAATGGCCCGCTCTTCAGCGATCCTCGCCGCGAAGCCACGCAAGCGTCGCTGATCCTTCCGCAGGCGACGTAAATCCTTGGACTTGCCTTTGAGGTCAAGCGGTTCTCTCTGTTCACCAATGGGAGAGGTGGACAGCAGGTGAATTGTATTTGCCAAAGTGCGAATCAAACGTCGGGGAGCTTCGGCTTTCGATCCATCAGTGAGAGCAGTCACGATAATAACGAGAACAAAAAGGCCCGGCAGTGCAAATATTTTGATTTGAGGCTGCCCTAGCGGCGACCAATCTTGAAAGAGCATAACATACGGAAATACGATCAAGAATTTAACCCAAAACCGTCGACCATTACTGAATCTGATCGCTTCGAATATGAGGATGGCCTCGTCGGAATTGAAGCCTCGTTCGGTATATGGACGTAGGTCGGGAAGCTTCGCAATTGTTCGAATCCATAATCTTCTAAAAGGCCCGTTGCTGCGTTTCCTGCGCGACGACGACCGTGATTTTCGATCTTCTATCACATCGGCGCAGCATACACAGTTCGCGTCGTAACTATGTTCCGTTTCAAGCACCCCGGTCGATCCGGGAACCCCAACGCAGAAGGGACCGACACCATGCCCACGAGCGTGGAGCTCCGGCAGGAGCGCGCCCGGATCGTCGAGCAGATGCGGGCCATCACCGAGACCGCCGAGGCCGAGAACCGCAACCTCGACGCCACCGAGCGGGAGAGCTACGACCGCGGCGAAGCCGAGTTCCGGGAGCTGACCGAGCGCATCGACCGCGCCGAGGCGCTCGAACAGCGGGAGGCCGAGCAGGCTCGACCGCTGCACGGCGACCGCGCCGCGCCGCGCCCCGACGACGGACAGGGCGACCAGTCCCAGCAGCGCCGGGCGGCGTTCCTGCAGTTCGTGCGGCGCGGCCGGGGCGAAATGGCGCCCGAGCAGCGAGCGCTCGTCGAGAACGCGGCGGGCGAGATCCTGGTGCCCGAGGATCTCGAAACCGAGATCTACCGGTCGCTGCCGGAACTGACAGTGATGCGCGGGCTCGCGTCGACCAGGCCCACGACGTCGAACCGGGTTCGCCGCCGGTCGCTGGACGAGGTCGCCGTCGGGTGGGGCTCGCTGGAAACCGGCGAGCAGACCCTCACCGACTCGATGCCCAGCACGCCGCGCGAAGAGTGGACCTACATTGAGGATCTCTACGGCTTGGCGAAGATCGGCGAGGACGAGCTCGACGACACCGACGTCAACCTTGAGGCGTTCGTGCGCGACTCGTTCAGCCGAGCGATCGCCGAGGCCGAAGACACCGGGTTTGCGGTCGGGGCCGGACACGCGAGCAACCAGCCCGTTGGACTGTTCAGCTCGGGCGGCGAAGTCCCCACGATCACCGGCACCGGCAGCACCTACAACGGCACCGACGCCAACGCGCCGGGCGCGCTGCTCGACGACCTGCGCAGGCTGATCTACGCCGTTCCCGCGCAGGCCCGCCGCAATGGCGCGTTCCTCATGGCCAGCGCGACCGAGCTCGCGATTTCACAGGTCAAGGACGGGAACGGCCAATACCTGTGGCAGCCGAGCGTGATCGCGGGCCGCCCGAACACGTTCCTCGGCTACGCCGTCCACAACCAGGACGACATTGCCGCGATCGCCGCGGGGGCCTCGATCGCCGCGTTCGGCGACTACGCCTCGGCCTACCGCATCTACGACCGCCAAGGCATGACCCTCAAGCGGCTCGAAGAGCTGTACGCCGAAGACGGGATGATCGGGTTCAAGGTCCGGTTCCGCGTCGGCGGCGACGTCGTGCGCCCGGATCGGGTGCGCATCCTCAAGACCGCCGCGGCGGGCGGTGCGTGATCGCCATGACCACCCGCATCCGCATCACCGCCGACTCAGCGATCGCCGACGGCCGCGGCCACCGCTACACCTCCGGGCAGGTCGTCGACGTCGACGACACCCTCGCCCGCAACTGGATCGCCGCCGGGCACGCCGAACCGCTCGGCAGCGACACCAGCACGCGGCCCGAGGCCGAGCAGCCGCGCACCGCGACGACCGAGGCCCCGCACCGCGGGGTATCGCGGTCGCGCAAGTCCAAGTAGGCCCCGTGACGCAGGAAGGGCCGACGATGTTCGCGACCGCCGAGGATCTGCGGCGCTTCCTGCGTCGCACCACCATCGACACCGACGCGGCGAACCTGGTGCTCAACCTGGCCGGGCAGGCGATCCGCGCCGAGCTCGGGCAGCAGCTCGACCACGTCACCGGCGACACCTACGTGTGCGGGCCCGGCGAGGGCCGGGTGCTGCTGCTGCCCGAGCTGCCGGTCACCGCGGTCACCAGCGTCGCCGAATACGGGCAGCAGCTCGTCGAGGGCGACGACTACGAGTGGTCCCACGCGGGCACCCTCACCCGCCTCGGCGGGGCATGGCCGGCTGCGGCGCGGTCGGTCGTGGTCACCTACGACCACGGCCACCCCGAACCCCCGCCGGTGCTGCGGGCGGTGTGTGTGCAGGTCGCCGCGCGCGTGTTCGTCAACCCGCAGGCCACGACGAGCCTCTCGATCGGCGACTACGCCCGATCCTGGTCGTCGACGACCGGCGCCGGTCGCACCGGGCACCTTGAGCTCACCGACTACGAGCGGCGCCTGCTGCGAGGGCTGCGGCCGTGACCGACGTCAACGAGGTGCCCGTCGAGTTGTTCAACCGCACCGCGATCGTGCAGCGGGCCACGTCCACACCGGATGGTTCCGGCGGGTGGGTGCGGGTGTGGGTCGAGGTCGGCCGGATTCCGGTGCGCTGCTCGCAGCCGTCGGCGGCCGAGCGGGAGACCGCCCAGCAGTCCGGCGCCGTGATCTCGCATCACATCTACGCCCAGCCCGGTGCCGACGTCGCACGGGGCGACCGGCTGCTCGTCGACGACCTGGTGCTCGACGTCGAGTCGGTCGTCGAACCGTCCGAACCGGTCTATCTGCGCGCCGCCTGTCGCAGCGTGCAGCACGAGGGGTAGGAGAACGCAATCAGTTGCAGCGCGATGTTCGGCACCACGGCCACGTGGGGATTGCTTGATCCGTATCCTATCTACGTTTTCACTTTCAGTTAGATCAGACTGTAAACGCGGATAGGTCGTGAGGATGAATCAGGAGCCAAACCTATGGACTGTCATACCGCAGACGACTTCAGCGCTCTTTGCTAGCTTATCCGTACTCCTTGCGCTCCATGTCATACTTAGGGATCGTCGCGCAAAGGAACGCGCCGAGGCATCGAAGGTAATTTGCTGGCAGGAAATTCAGTACAATTATCTTGTTAAACCCGATGGATCTTGCAAGGTAACCACCCCATCGGCTCAAATCAAGGTTCACAACAAGTCCGAGTATCCGATAATTCGACCTTCTGTTGTCTCGCGAGCCATGACAGAGCGTGAAGCTCGCCTACACGCTTCACCGAAGGACGGAAGGCTTTTTCCAGAGGGAGAGTTCAGGGCGTTTTCCTTTAGCGAAAGTGTCTTAATGGCACCCTCCGGCGACATTATTTTCATGTCTCTTGACAGCGATTCGCACGCCTACCTTGATCTTATTCTGCTCGGAAAAGACAAACTCTTTCCAGTAGATTTCATGCGGTACTGGGTTAAATACATCGATCATGCTGGAGTTTGTTGGCTCCGCGATACATATTCGGCTGAACTTGTTCCCTACCGATCTAGGAAGGCTTTGCGGTTAATTCGAGGACGCAGGCGATGGGTCCGGAGGGAGCGCGATTTTCGCTTGGCTCTTGGAATTACTTACAGTTGGCCAACTGCCATCTTGCTTCGCTTGTTCGAAGTTGTTTTTCCGCCTCGCGTAAAAGCCAAAAAGACCGCTGTTGTCAAAGCGAAGTTGAGTCAAGGAGAAGGGCCGGTTTCTGCCGTCAACGCGGAGCGGCAGTCAGAAGCAGATTCCAATTCAAGGTAGGGGGTGCCCGCGTGGCATCGACAACCGTGAGTGTGCGCGGCGACCGGCGCCTCGCGAAGCAGCTCGCCGCGCTGCGGGTGCAGGCGACCGAGATCGCTGCCGACACTCTCAAGGCGTGGGGCAAGGACGTCCGCGACGAGGCCCGCCGACGGGTGCCAGTCCTTACCGGTGAGCTGCGCAAGGGCATCACCATCCGCGTGCAGCGCAAGGCCATGACCGCGACCGTGGGCACCCACACCGGGCCGTACTACGGGGTGTTCGTCGAGAACGGCACGAGCAGGCAGGCCGCGCAGCCGTTCCTGCACCCGGCCGCCGCGGCGCATTCCAACATCCGCCCGTACGTGCGCACCGCGCTCGACGCGAGGCTGCCGTGAGCGCCGTCGAGCCCCTGCAGCGCGCGGTCTACGACCTACTCGCCGACCCGGACGGGCCGACAGCGAGCGTCGGGTGCGCGGTCTACGACGAGGTGCCCGAGGGGGCCGCGCTGCCCTACGTGGTGCTCGGCGAGTTCGACGAGCTGCGCGACGACGCGCACCGCGAGCTCGGCGCCCTGGTCACGATCACCGTGCACGTGTGGAGCCGCTACCGCGGCTACCGCGAAACCGCCCGCTGCCTCGACGCCGTGCAGACCACGCTGCACCGCGCCCGGCCCGAGGTTGACGGGTTCCGCGACGTGTCGATCGTGCACGACTCGAACGCATTTCAGCGCGACCCCGACCCCGAGCTGCGGCACGGGATCGGCAGGTTCACCGCCCGACTCACCGAGGGCGAACCGACAACACCGGAGGTGTCCTAAGTGGCCGGAGTGAATGGCTACGGGGTGGTGTTCGAAATCGCCGAATCCGGCGGCACCACCTACACGCCGATTGCCAACGTCACCAACATCGGCGGGCCCGAGATCGAGCGCGAGACGATCGACGTCACCGCACACGACAGCCCCGACGGGTGGAAGGAATACCTTGGCGGGCTCAAGGACGGCGGCGAAGTGAGCCTTGAGCTCAACTACGACCCACGCGAACACGACACGTTGCTCGCGCAGTTCGACAGCGACGACCCGATCAACGTGCGGCTACGGTGGCCGCACGACATCGCGCATTGGGATTTCAAGGCCCTCATGACGGGCTTCTCGCCCTCGGGCCCAGTCGAGGACAAGCTCGCAGCCGAGTCGAAATGGCAGGTCGCCGGGAAGCCGACCGCCAAGACCGGCGCACCGGCGGCGGGTGGTGCGTGATGGCCCAGCCCTTGAGCCGCGAGGCGATCCTCGCCGCCGACGATTCGAACGTCGAAGACGTCCCGGTGCCCCAGTGGGGCGGCACCGTCCGGGTGCGCAGCCTCACCGGACGCGAACGCGACCGCCTCGAAGCAAGCATGATCGGCAAGAACGGCAAGGCCGACGCCACGCGGGGCCTCGCGAACTTCCGGGCGAGGCTGGTCGCCGCCTCGGTGATCGACGAGAACGGGGCCCCGATGTTCACCGAGGCCGACGTCGATGCCCTCGCCGGGAAGTCCGCCGCGGCGCTGGACGTGATCGCCTCGGCCGCGATGCGACTGTCGGGCCTGTCGGACTCCGATGTGGAGGAACTCGCGGGGGAATGAGAGCCCGGCCGTTCCGGCGCTTCGCGCACCGGTTGGCCGGGCACCTCGGCATGACCGTCGGCGAGCTGCTCGACCGCACCACCTCGCGAGAGCTCGCCGAGTGGCAAGCGTTCGAGCGAATCGAGGGCCCGCTCGGCGGGCTACGCGGCGACGTGCACGCCGCGATGGTGTGCAGCGCGATCTACAACGCCAACCGCGGCAAGAACAGCCGCGAGCGCAAACCCGCGGACTTCCTGCCGCGCTGGGACAAACCACCACGCGAACCGCAGTCACCCGAGCAGATGCTCGCCGCAGCGCGGGCACTGCAGGGCCGCCTCGGCGGCGAGCTGCACCTCGCGGACCAGCGGTAACCGTCAGGCCGGCGGGTCCGCTCGCCTGATCGACAGCTCACCGATCCGGGTCCTTCCCTTGGGCCGCTGCGAAACGTAGTCGCTGCGGGAATAGCCGCGTTCGAGCGCGGCAAGCCCGAATTCGATGAGGTCGCCGAGGGTCATGCCCTGCGACTCATCACTCGGCCGCTGCCGGAACTTGCCGGTCGAATTCGGGTCGTTGATCTGCGTCACCACGCAAACCCCTTTCGTACGTGTGCCCACCGGACCCTACAAACACCGCTAATGCGCCCGCGAGCAGGGCAAACACACCTAGCAGTGCCAGGTGACGACGAGATCAGGGGGTGCGCGTGGCGACGCTGCAAAGCATCCTGGTCAAACTCGGTCTCGACCCCGACGACTTCCGCGGCGGGCTCGGCCGGGCGCAGAAATCTCTCGCGAAGTTCCGGGGCGATCTCGTCGAAAATCGCCGCGGGATCGAGGATTTCGGGAACGCGCTTTCATCGCTGGGCCGGTCGACGGCGTTCGCGTCGCTGATCTCGGGGGCGGTCGGGCTGTCGGCTGCGCTTGCTCCGGCGGCGGGGTCGCTGCTGCTGTTGCCGGGCATGGCGACGGCAGGTGCCGCGGCGTTCGGTACGTACAAGGTCGCCTTGTCCGGGTTCGGCGAAGCCATGAAGTCGTTGGACGACCCGAAGAAGTTCGCCGAGGCGGTCGCCGAGCTCTCGCCCGCGGCGCGGGAGTCGGCGACCGCGATTCGGGATCTCACGCCCGCGTGGGAGGGCCTCACCCACGCTGTTCAAGACACCACTTTTGCCGGGCTCGCCGGGGAGATCAGGACTCTCGGCGGCACCTATATCCCGGTGCTACAGTCCGGGATGGTCGGGATCTCTGGGGAGTTCAACCGCGGCGCCAAGGACATTGCGGCGTGGCTGCGGGAAGCGCAGACCGTGCGCGACGTCGAGAGCATGTTCGCCTCGGCCCGCACGGTCGTCGGCAACCTCGTCGACACCGCGAGGCCGCTCGCGCAGGTGCTCAGCGACGTCGGCGCGGTCGGCGGCGAGGTGTTCGCCGGGCTCACCGAGGGCGCAGGTAGCGCCGCGCAGCGGTTCGCCGACTTTGTGCGGGAGGCCCGCAACACCGGCCGCCTGCGCGGGTGGATCGAGGGTGGGCTCGATGTGCTGCGGCAGCTGTGGCAGCTCGTCAAGAACCTCACGGTCGCGTTGAAGGGTGTGTTCGCCGCCGCGCAGCCGAGCGGGCAGTCGCTACTCGAAACGCTGATTCAGCTCACCGCGCAGTTCGCGGCGTGGGTGAACAGCGCCGAGGGGCAGGCGCAGCTCGCGGCCATGTTCGACACGCTCGGGCAGGTCCTCGGGCACTTGGTCGTGATCCTGCCGATGGTGGCCGGCGGTCTCGGCACGCTGCTCGGCTGGATCTCGTCGCTACCTGCGCCGGTGCAGTCGCTCATCACCGGGTTCTTGGCGTGGTCGCTGGTGATCGGCGTCCTGATCACCAGGTTCGCGCCGCTGTTCTCGCTGCTGGGTACGCTCGGCGGCCGGTTCCTCGCCGCCGCGACTACCAGCGGCACCGCCACGAACAAGATCGTCGCCGCGCTCGGCCGCGGCATCGCCGCATCGACGACGTGGGTCGCCCGCATGACCGTAATGGCGGCGACCACGGTCGCGCGGTTCGTGATGATGGCGGCCGGGGCGGTCGCGCAGGCCACGCTCATGGCGGTCCGGGTGGGTGTGCAGTTCGCGCTCATGACGGCGCAGGCGATCGCCCGCACAGTGGCGGCAGCCGCGGCCGTGGTCGCGCAGTGGGCGATCATGGCGGCCGGGGCGATGGCGCGAGCCGTGATCATGGCCGCGAGCTGGTTCGTCGCGATGGGCCCGATCGGCTGGGTGATCGCCGCCGTCGTCGGCCTGGTCGCGCTGATCGTCGCCAACTGGGACACGGTCGTAGCGTGGACCGAGCAAGCGTGGTCGGCGGTCTCAGGCTGGGTCGCCTCAGCCTGGCAGTGGATCGTCGACAGCGTCTCAGCTGCCGGACGCTGGATCGTCGACCTCGTCTCGTCTGCGTGGACTTCAGCGCGCGACGCGGTCGTTTCTGGTGTGACGTCCTGTGTGGACTTTGTCCGCAATTTGCCGGACATGATCCTCGATGCCTTGGCAGGACTGGGAAATCTGCTCGTCGACACCGGACGAAACCTGATTCAGGGCTTGATCCGCGGGATCGAGTCGGCGATCGGATGGCTGAAAGAAAAGCTGTCGTGGGTCACCGACATGTTGCCGGACTGGAAGGGCCCGATGCGCGTCGACGCCAGGCTCTTGGAGCCTACCGGCCGCGTGATCATGCAAGGGCTCGTCACCGGCATCGACGTAGGGGCGGGCGACGTCGAGAAGCGGCTCGGCGCGGTGACTGCAGCCGTCGCTGCCACCCCAGCCCCCGCGCCCGCAGCCGCCCGGCAGACCGACCAGGCCGCCGCGCTGCAGACCGCACTCACCCGCGCCGTCCGCGAGGGACTCGCCGGGGCCGAGCTCGGCCTCGCCCGCCGTTCCGGCCGCGTGGTCGCCCAGCTCACCAACGACGTCAACCGATCCGACGCACGCCGAGGCAGGTGACCCGATGCCGCTGCACCTCGGCCCGCTCGGCGCACTGCACACCATGCGATCACCGCGGGTCGATATCCCGATCGAGTACCCGCGGCAGGGCGGCGTGCACACCGCGCTCTCGGGCGCGACGACCGTCGACTACCTCGGCGCACGCGGGAAGTTCGAGTTCAAGTGGGCTCACCTGCCCGAGGCCGATGCCGAGTACCTGCTCGCGCTGCGCGACCGGCACGTGCGCGGACCGCTGCGGTTCGTGCTGGACGGGTGGCGCCGCAACCGGCTCGGCCGCTCGGCTGCGTCGCTGGGCTACGGGGGCCGCGACCTCGACGGCGTAGCGGTGACGTCGGGAATGCTCGGCCCGGCCCGGCAGTGGCCGCTGCAGGCCCCACCGGCGGGCCTCGGGCTGCAGTGGTCCGGCTACACGGCGGGCTCGGTGCTGCGGCTCGACCGGGGGCGGCCGGCGCCGATGCTGCCCGGCGAAACCCTCACCTGCTCGGTGTGGGTGTGGGGAAGCCATACCGAAACCGTGCGACTCGACGCCGACCACTACGGCGCGAGCGGCTACACCTCGACGACCACCGGGCCCGCGCTGGCCCTGGTCGCCGGGCAATGGCAGCGCCTCACCCTCACCGTTCCCGCCGCGGCTGCGGTGTGGGCGGTCTCGCCATCGGTCACCGCGGTCGACCGCGCCTCGGCCGACTCGACGATCGTGCTCGCCGCCGCGCAGGTCGAACCCGGCAGCAGCGCCTCGGCCTGGTCGCTGGGCGGCGGGGCCCCGGCGGTCGCCGTCGACGAGGTGCCGCTCGCGATCCCCCGCGCTGGCTACCTCGATCCCGAGCTACACCTCATGGAGGTCTGACCCGGTGTTCGACTCCACCCCGGAAGCCGCCCGCGCCATCCTCGCCCGCGAACGGCATTTCGCCCGCCGCCTGCTCATCGATTGGGCCGACGATGGCAAGTTCGACCACGAGCTCAGCGACCTCACGGCATGGGTGAAAAGCGCCGAGCGTGAGCAGACGCTCAGCAGCAACGCCCCCGCCGAGCTCATGCTCATCGAGGGCCACGCCCCGGCACGGCTCGACGTCGAGCTCGCGGGCGACTACCTCGGCGCACCGTTGGCGGCGCAGTTCGTGCCCTACAACCGCGATTCGGTGTTCTTCGAGTCCGAGGTGCAGCTCGGCGTCACGGTGACCTACGAACTCGCGGTGTGGACCGATGAGCACGGCTACGAGTGGTGGCCGCAGTTCACCGGGGTCGTGCGCAACGTGATCCCCAACCGCGACGGAACCCTCACAATCGAGTGTCTCGACAACGTCGAGCGGCTGCGCGGCCCCGTCTCGCTTCCGCCCTACGCGCTGTGGACGTCGTACCTGAACAACGGCTTCAAACGCGGCGGGCTGATCGACTCGTCGAGCATCATCGACCTCGCCGCGAGGGCGGGCGGTTTTACCCAAGGCCCGCAGATGTGGCCGCACCTCGACGGCAAGTCGCGCACCGCCACGTTCGGGCCGATCCTGTCCGTCCCGCTGCACGGGTCGCTTCTGCCGGAGTTCGGCATGTTGGACAACGCGCAGAGTTTTCACCTCACCGAGCAGTGGGAACTCGATCCCGATCCGGGGGTGCACCTGCGCGCCGAGGCGTTTGTTCCCGGCCCACACGGCTACCTCGCGCTCGGCGCAGTCCCGCGGGGCCGCAACGATTGGGCTTATCACCGGTACTGGATCGACGAGTTCAACAAGCAGGCGGGCAGCCTGGTCGGCACGTGGTGCCTCGGCGGGTGGATCTATTACGCCGGTCCGGGGGTCGACGAGTCCTCGACGCCGATCGAGATCCAGATTCGCAAGAACCGCTTGCAGCTGGTCGTCGAGGGTTCGAACGGCGGGGTCGCTGCCCGCCTGATCGAGCAAGGCGGGTTCATGGCCACCGGCCCGTTTGGGTTCATGCAGCCGGGTTGGAATTGGGTTCAGGCCGATCTGATCGTCGAGAACTCGGCGAACTACGCGATGCGGGCGCGGGTCAATGACACGGTGACGGCCGAATCCCGTTGGTCCGGTCGGGATGCACGCGACATCAACGACCCCTTGAGCGGGTTGTGCACGATCCAGAACAAGACCGCGCTCAGCGACGTCTACATCACCAAGTACAACGGCCTGCAGACCTTCGCCCGGTTCACCTACGACCGCAGCCCGCAGGACCGGGCGCGGGTGTCGTGGGGCCGCAACAGGATTGCTTACACCTTGCGCGAGAACGGTCGCGAGGCGTGGGATCTGGCGACCGAGGTCGCCGCCGCCGAGTACGGGGTCACCCTGTTCGATGAACGCGGGCGGTTCGTGTTCCTCAACTACGACGACCTCGCGGAACGCCGAGGCGCCGACGTCCGCACGTTCACCCTCGACGACCTCGCGAACCTCGGTTTCCGGGTCACCCTCGACTCGGTACGCAACGTGTGGACCGTGACCACCACGACCGGGCGGGCGCTGGCCGGCTGCGTCTACGACCTCGGGCGAGACGATGTGCCCAACTTCCGCGCCGCGAACGGCGAGCTGCTGCCGGACGTGTTCAACATTCCGCGGGTGTCCACCAAGGAATGGTTCATCGAGGTCAACGACCACGTGATCGCGGTCGAGCCGTTCCGGCTGCCGTACCTGCCGCAAGATGCCTTGTGGGAGGAACACGCGCCGCTGTTGGGTTGCATGAGCTTCACCGGGGCCGACTACAAGCCGCTCGGCCCGAACAGCGAGCAGAAACTCATCGACCGCAACCTCATGCGGTTGTGGATGAGCAACGGCTACGGCGACCCCGTCGGGTTCATCGGCCCCAACAACGAGCCGCGGTTTCGCATCGGCGGAACGCTGGTGCTCGAAGACGAGCCGAAGACCTGGACCATCCGCGACGAGACCTCGGTCGACGCCTACGGCGAGCGCGTCATCGAGCTCAACGACTCGCCGTGGCTGCAGGACGAATGGCAGACCCGCGCGATGCTCGCGCAGCTCGTCGACCGGATCGGCCGACCGATTCCCGTCGCCGACGAAATTGAGGTGCCCGGCGACCCGCGCGTGCAACTGCTCGACTGCGTGCAGCTGCGCGACGAGGGCGGGTTCGGCTCCCGCATCCGCGGGCAGGTCTACGGCATCACCCGCCGCGACGACGCCGACGGCATCCGCGACCGCTACGCCGTCGAGGTCATCGAACCGCCCGGCCCCGGCATGTGGGACTCGGGCAAGTGGGACAGCACCTTTACCTGGAGTTGATCACGTGACGATTCCGCACGCCCCGAGCAACGCCGACCGGATTGCGTACGCATCGGAGCAGAACGCGCTGATCGACCAGTGCAACGCGACAGCGCAGCAGACCGGCCAGCAGCAGGCCACGCTCGACACCCACACCTCGACCCTGTCCGCGCACGACTCGCGGATCGATGCGCTTGAGGCGGCGCCACCCGCGCACACCCACCCGATCGCGCAGGTCGTCAACCTGCAGACTGCCCTCGACGGGAAAGCGGCCACCAGCCACACGCACGCGCTGCCGATCGACGCGCTCACCGACGTCGACACCAGCACCACCACGCCGGTTGCCGGGCAGGTTCTTAAGTGGACCGGAACCACGTGGGCACCGGGCAACGACCTCACCGGCGGTGGGTCCGGCGGCGGGGCGACCACCCTCGACGAGCTCGACGACGTGGCAACCGCGAGCGCCACGGCCGGGCAGGTGCTCGTGTTCAACGGCACCGTGTGGGTTCCCGCGAACCCGCCCACGCAGGCCGCGGCCTACCGGGGGCAGTGGACCGATGCCGGGGGCAACATCGCAGGCACCGTGATCAGCGCCCCGAGCGCCGGGTCGCCGGGAAACCTCGGGGTCAAGGTCACCGACATTGGTGTGCAGGTCGAAACCCCGGTCGGCTGCTCCATGTCGGCGGGAACCTTCACCGCGAACGTCGCCGGGCGGTGGCGGTTCTCGGCCGCGGTGCAGTACCAGGGCAGCAACACCGCGCAGCGGGCGCTGTGGCTCGGCAAGGGCTCGGCGTCGACGTGGGCGAGCGGTGTGAAGTACGGGCAGATCGGCGCCCCGTCGATGGATGCGCAACCTGCCGGGCACGAGATCACCCTCGCCGTCGGAGGCACGGTGAGCGTCTACGTCGCGTGCTGGACGGTCGGCGGTTCGGTCACGATCCACCGCGCGCAGGGCAACGTGCTCACCGCGACTTGGCTTGGCCCCTGATCTCGTGAACATCCATTCAGGAACACCGCAGCCGTCGACCAGCGCCAACGGGTCGGCGGTTCTTCTTTTCCAACCCGAAATGAGGCGCTCGTGACCGATGTGGCAACCAACCTCAGCAGCCTCGCGGCGACCTACCCGAAGTTCGTCGAGGCCCCCACGCAATGGGCCTCGGTCGGTTGGTCGGGGCAGAACCTCACCGAGATCCAAGCACTGTTTACCGCGCACGGGATCAAGGCGACCGTGATGCAGGCAGGAACCGACACCCTGCTCATCATCATCGGCGGGGCCTCACTGACCTATGCCGTGGGCGAGCAGGTCGTGATCTGTTCCGATGACGGCGCCACGTGGCGCCACGACCCCGCCCGCCGCGACCTCGCGGGCCTGGTCCCGTTGACCGACTACTACGTCAACCCGAGCGCGTAGAACCATGTCCCCGGCCGCTTTCCGGCGCATCGCGTCGATCGGCATCCTCATCGCGCTCGCCTCGGCCGCCGTCTACTACACGGTCGCGCCGCCCCGGCTCGGCCTCGGGGTCGTCGGGTACCTCGACCGCCTCGGCCCCCTGCTGCCGGGTCTGTTCGGCGCTACCGCGGTGTTCGTCGCGGCCACGCTCGTGGTCGGCCGCTGGCAGCGAGGCGCCCACATCGCCGCCGCGGGCTGCATGTCGTTCTACGCCGCGGCGTTGTGGGCTACCGCGTTCGTGCTCGGCAACGTCTACGGCGTGGTCGGCGCGGGCCTGGCGACCTCGATCGCGATTCACGCGCTGCTGCTCGCGAACGCCTACCCGCGAGGGGGTTCGACATGGACCCGGCGCTAATCGGCTCCATCTTCGCCGGGATCACCGGGCTCGCGACCGTGATCACCGGCTACCTGATCAACCGGCAGAAGGTGCGCACCGACCTTGTCTCGGCCGACGTCGGCCAGGTCGAGGCCGAGCTCGCCGACCTCCGCGACCGGTTCGAGATCGCACTCGCCCACATCTACGAGCTTCGCGCCGCGATGGGCGCGCATGAACTGCACGTGCCCGAGCTGCCCGACGAGCTGACCCTGCGCCGCCGCCGGAAAACCGGCTGAGAGAGAAGGTGATCCCGATCCTTTGGGGTATCGACATTTCCCGGTATCAGGCCGGAATCGACTTGCACCGCGCCAAGCGCGAGGGCATCGACTTTGTGATCATCAAGGCCAGTCAGGGCACGCGCGTCGATCCGCAGTTTCGCCGCCACCTCGACCAGGCGCGCGCCGCCGGGTTGCTGCACGCGGTCTACCACTACCAAGAGGGCGGCATCGGCGCCGCAGCGCAGGCCGAGCACATCATGCGCACGGTGCCCCGCGAGGTCGGGGTGATCCTCGACGTCGAGGCCGGCGGTGGGAATGCCGCGCTCGCCCGCGATATCACGCACCGGCTCAACGCGGCCGGGTGGCGAACTCCGTTGCTGTACCTGCCCGAGTGGTACTGGCGCGAGATCGGTCGCCCGTCGCTGTCCGCGCTCCCGCCCCTTTGGTACAGCCGCTATCCGAACAGCCGGGCCGGGGCTCCCGCCGACGTCTACGCCCGCAACCGCAGGTGGCTTGACGGGCTGTGGGGCGGCTACGGCGGGCAGCGGGTGGCGGTCCTGCAGTACAGCGACGAGGGCCGCGTAGCCGGTCGTTCGCCCGTGGACTGCAACGCATTCCGAGGTTCCAGAGACGAACTCGCCGCGCTACTCGGCGGCGGGTCGCCCACGTTCGCAGCACAGGAGGTCGATTTGCTACCCGATGAACGCGCCGCGTTGTTCAGCATTCAGAACGAATTGGTCGGCCCCCGCGGGCCGCAGGGACAGATTCAGGGATGGCCGACCGCCCTCGGACCCCGAACCGTCGTCGCCATGCTCATGGAGATGTTCAACACCTGGCAGCCCGCCCGCCGACCGCCGGGTGTGGATCACGACGTGTGGCCGATCGACGGCCTCATGGACGGCAACGCCGTCGGGTTCCGCAACGAGGCCAAACTCGCCGCGGTCGAGCAGCGCCTCGCCGCGCTCGACGCGACGGCGAACAAGCTCGCCGAACTCCTGGCCACCGACCGCGACCTCGACGTCGAGACCATCAGGACCGAAGTGGGCAACGCCGTCGCGACCGCGCTGCAGCAGAACACCGTCGCCGTCGAGGTGCGCGGGTTCACGCCCGCCGATCTGGCCGATGCCGATGCCGGGGCGGTCGCCATCGGTGAAGTCCGCGACGAGATGCACACCGAGGGGGCGTCGTGAGCGAACCTGCACACCGAGCCCAACCGGCGGGCCCGCCGACGCAGACCGAACCGGCCGCGATCGCCGAAGCGGTGCGCGTCATCCTCGTCGCCCTCGTCGGCGCCGGGTGGCTCGCCCTCGACGACGCGACCCTCGCCTCGATCGTGTCCGTCGTGGGCGTGCTGGCCTCGGTCGCGTTGACCTGGTGGACGCGCCGGAAGGTCACCAGCCTCGCCCGGCCCCGCGCCACCGACGGCACCCCGCTCGTGCCCGCCGCGCCACCGGCCCGGCCCGGCGAATAG